GTGACACAGCACTGAACCGTGCCTGCGGGGATCTTGGCGAGCCCTTCGCGCACGTCGCCGACGTGGATAGTGACGGGTTCGCTCACGCCGCACCTCCGGCCTTCTTCTTGCCGCACGCTGCTCGGATCGTCGAGATGACGAACGCCGCGGGACTCTTCAATCCCGCGTCCTTCTCGGCCTTCGCCAGCGTTTCGTTCCAGAGCTTTGTGCCGCCGTTGTTTGGAAGCGACCACAGCAGCGTCACGATCTCGTTCGCCGTCGCCTCGCTGTCAATCCACCGCTTGGACTCGCCAAGCCACCACGGGCGCTTCAGCACCTTCGCCAGTGCCTTTTTCCGATGCTCTTGAGCTTCATCACCACCACCACCAGTTTCGGGTGTGCCGTCGCTGGTTGTAGTAAAACCACTGGTGGTGGTGTTCTTTTCTCTTCTCCTCTCCTCTAGGCCGGTTTCGGCCCGTCCGTTGCCCGGTTGTTGCCCGGGTGTAGCCCGGTTGCCGCCCGGTTGATCCCGCTTGGCTCGCCGTTCACGCTCCTCGGCTTCGGGACGAATCCAACCGATCTCCTTGGACCGAAGCAGCGCGAGCGCGGCGACCACCTGCTTCGTGGTCAACTCGGCCATCGTGCGGATGTCCTCGACGCTGAAAGGCGCTTCGTTCTCGTGGACCATGAGCCCGTCAACGCTGCGCCGCTTGTGGAGCATCCCGACGATGGCGCCGAACACCCACATCGCCGTATGGCCTGCGGTGGTCTTGGCCAAGCGGGAGTATGCGAGCGAGCGCCGGCACGCGGGCCAGCGACCCCATTGGATATCGCGGACCTTGTACGCCTCCGCGTAGTAGAACACCTGATCCCAGTCTTTGACCATGAGCCGTTCGCCGTCCATGCGCCTTCCCTTCGTTCCACCAAATCCGCCGCGAGCCCGTTGGGGCGCGCGGCTTTACAAATCCCGCCCCGCGCCTGTCGACGCGAGGCGGTGCAGAGAAGAAACGGGGGTCAGTTCATGCCAGCGGCGATGTCCTCGTCGGTGGCGGTCGTCGGAATGGGCTGCGTGGGCTCGGGCTGCTTGCCCTTCTTGGCCTTGAGCTTGTCGGCGAGCGCGTCGCCGGCGGGATTGGTGTCGGCGGACTGCTGTTGGGCGGCCGGCTCGGTCACGGTGGGCTTCTTGGTGACGAAGTACTCCTCGCGCTCCGAGTTGCCGTCGCGCAGGCTCTTGAAGATCGCTTTCAGGTCGGCGAGCTCGCGGTCGGTCACGTCGTCGATCGCGTGGCCCAGGTATTCCGCCAGCATCTCGGGCGACACCCGCACCTCGTCGAACGCCATCACCATCTTCTTGACGGTGCCCGCACGGTCGGCCTCAAGTTCGCCGCTGGCGTCGAGCCGCAGCGTTTCGTCGGCGCGGTCCATCGCGTCGTCGATGAAGTCGGGCGGCATGAGCTTGAGGATGCAGTTGCGCTCGAGGAACGCACCGCGGCGGTTGACCAGCTCGCGCAGATCGCGCTCGTCGGGCTGCACCCACTTGGTTTCCTTGGTGTGCTTGTCCTTCCGCTGGATCAGCTTGCGAAACTTGTCCTCCATCTCCACGTAGGCGTTGGTTTCGAGGTCGAAGGCAAAGCCCTTGATGTGAACCGTGGTGTCGTCCTCGGTGACGATGCGAGCGCCGTAGCGGATGTTGCCCCAGACGCGGGCCATCTCGCGGGCCAGATCCACGCTCGGGCCGACAATTTCGGAGTTGCCGCGCGGGAACCGATACATCGCGGCCTTGGCAAAGCTCGGGCGCTTGCAGGCCGTCATGATCGACTTGAACGCCGTCATCTCGTCGCGCTGGTTGGCGCGGGCCAGCACGATTGCTGCCTTGACTTCCGACTCTTCGCGGGCAACAGCGCCCGCGGTCCCACCGTGCCGCGCCAGTTCGCCGACGTTCGCGGCGGACCCTTGGAACCCTTGCATGGCCCCGTTCGGAGCCTTCTCAAGCTGCGTCATTTCGACTTCTCCTTGATCGCTCGGACGTCGAGCTTTCGGTAACTGCTGGACTTCATGTGCTGGGCGACCAGATCGGGGGCGGCGCCACGAAGGGCGTCCATGTCCACCCGGTCCTGGCTCACGTTGAGGTACTTCACGCGCCAGCCGGCAATCTCGGCCTGATCGCCGTCGCCGAGCGCTGCGATGAGCTTGGCCTTGGCGTCGTCCGCAGCTTCCTCTGCGGCCTTGGCCGCGGCGCGTGCGTCGGTGAACGCCTTGACGATGGCCGGATCGACCTGTACCGCCTTGGCCTTGCGCCCGATCTTGCCCAGCGATGGCAGGCTGAGCGCCGTCGCGTCGGGAGGAATGTCCTTGGCGACGTGGTAGTCCCAGAAGCGCCCGCACTCGTCGTCGAGCGCGTCGGCCAGCGTCTTTGAGAACGCGATGGTGTAGAGGCTGAAATCGGGGTGGCCGAAGGAGTGATAGAGCCGCGCGACGTGCGCGAACGCCGATCCGGTGCAACGCATCTGCATCGTGACCTGGACGACGACGGACTCGGGTACTTGATCCGTGCCGGGCTCGCCCCACCCATCGGCGATGCTGGTGGACTTGCCCTCAACCAGCGGCTCCCCGCGCCGGCAGACTTCCACGAAGCCGTCTGGGTTTGCCCGCACGCAGTCAAGATCGGGGTGAGAGAAGGTCGCGGTGGACTTCACCACGCGCTTGCCAATCGCGGTCGCGGCACAGTCGAGGATCACGGGCTCAAGCAAATTCCCCCACTTCGCGGCGTCGCCGGCTTCGGACGCGGGCACCTTCCCGGTCTTTTCGGCCCAGAGGGAGTAGGCATCCTTCCACGGGGAGACGCCGACGATGGCGGGAACGTCGGACGCGCCGATCCATCCGCGGCGTGCTTCGAGCTGGGCGGGGGTGATGGTCACTGGCCACCTCCGGCGCGGATGGAGTCGGCGAGGGCGTCAAAGGCATCGTCCAGAACTTCAATCGTCCTGTCATACGTTAGCTGCGATGCGTCGGGCTCAAGTGTCGCGTGCACCCTCACCGCATCGAGCAGGGTCTTGACCTTGGCGACATCGAGCCCTGCGCAGGCGTTGACGCAGGCGCAAATCCGATCGGCGTTGGCCTTCTGGTTTACGTCCGGCACGTGCATCGGCGTTTGGTCAAGGTGCAAGATGTCGTACCTGTGGCCACTGCAATCACCTTGCACGCGATAGCCACCGTCAGCGATCCACGGTTCCGGCGTGTGCTTCACTTGCCACCCCCACGGGCCGCGAGCATGGCGTCGGCAATGGCGTACGCCTTCTTCGCCATTTCCTTTGGCGGAATGTGGATGTTCTGTTTGAACACCAGCCCCGGCATCGCCTTCGCCGCGAAGTAGTCGCGAAGTGACATCCCTGGGTACGCATCGGTTGTTCCAAAGTCACGCATCGAACGCTCTATGGGATTAGGAAACGCCGGCCCGCCGTCGTTGGTGTTGCTCACTTCCCACCCCCGACCGCGGCTTCCAACGCCTTGCGCCACCCGGCCCTGAACCCGTCGGCCCACGCAGCGTCGGTATGCTCGCGAATGATCTCGTCGCCGCCGTCGATGTGGTCGCACGCCGGATCGCCGGTGGACTTGTCGCCCGGGTCGTGGATGATCCGTTCCTCCAACGTGCGTAGCAGGTTGGAGGCCGCGTCACTTTGGTCGGCGGGAAGGGCGGGGACTTCGATTTCATCCAGGATCGGCGCGGCGGGCGCGACGGGGCGCTTGTCTAATCGCTCCGTCTTGACGAATGGCGGCGGCGGACACGTCGCGCGGTCATTCGCGGTCATGTCGGTGTCGGGGCACGGCTCGTAGGTGTCGGAAGCAAAGACCGTAGCAGACCACGCGCCAAGCATTCGCGAATAGAAGTGCGATCGCGTTGGCGTCATCAACACAAACACGCCGTTGCGGATGCATGTGACAAGCGCATCTCGCCAAGAGTCGTCGTCGGTCAGTTTGGGCGCGAAGCCATTAATGCAATCTGCCATGGTCGGATGAATCTCACTCATTGTTCTTCTCCTTTGCGGATCGAGTCCGCCAGTTCCATTGCGGCGACGGTCACGGCGTCGCGCGCCTTGCACCATTCCTGCGTGTGAGGCTTGTGCCGGGCTTCGGCGTGAACCGCGTCAAGCAACCGCCGCAGAATCGCAATGCGATCCGGTCGGCCCTGTACCCGCAGTTCGTGAAGTTCCGCCATGCCAACCTCCTAACGCTCGGGGCCGGAGTTACCGCACACGCAAGCCAGGATGCGACTTGCGGATGGATTCACGTTCGGCGCTCGTCAGCCCGCCGAGGTAGAGGTAGCCTCCGATCGACGACGGAAGCGAGAGCCCCGCCGCGCTCGTCAGCCCGCCGAGGTCGAGGGAGCCGCCGATCGACGACGGAAGCGAGAGCCCCGCCGCGCTCGTCAGCCCGCCGAGGTCGAGGTAGCCTCCGATCGACGACGGAAGCGAGAGCCCCGCCGCGCTCGTCAGCCCGCTGAGGTAGAGGGAGCCGCCGATCGACGACGG